CCGATACCGTGACGCCGGCATCCGCCGCCATGTCCGCTTGGCTCCGCCCGTCATTGAAGGCTGCGCCGCGCAGGGCCGCGCGAAACGCCAGCCAGTCGAATTCAGCTAAGCCGCTCATGCCGCCGGTTTCCTCTTGTGAATGTCGGGATCGATGCCCATGGCCAGCCAAAGCGCGCGCCGCTGCGCGTCCGTCAGCCGCCGGTCGATGTCCATGGCGCGGCGCAGCACCGGCGCCTTGACACCTGCCTCGGCTGCGAGGTTGAGCAGGCACTCGCGTTCTGCGCTGATGCGGCTCTCGTCCTGGTCGCGCTCGTCGAAGGGCTTGGCTGCTGCCATCACGCCGGCAAACATCACATGCGCTCGGAGAAAGAGCGCCAACATCGCAGGGCCGAAATCGATGCGAGACGTCATGCCGCCACCGCCTTACGATCCTGCAGCACCATGTGCCGCCCGTCACGACCGGGCGCATCGGCGGACGAGATCAGGCCATCGCTCTCAAATTCTGAAATCAGCGCCTCGACAGTCGAATCACGCCGACCAATACCGCTGCACAATTCGCGGCGGCTGAAACTCTCGCGTGTCCCGATCCAGACCAGAGCATCGTGACGGTCACGATCAACGCGCTCGTGCAGCTCCAGCTTGACCGTCGTGCGCGGGGCATCGTCGAACGCGATCCCGAGCGAATTTCCGCCTTCACCCGGCTCAAGCACGTCGACATCTGCATAATCTGCCCAGTCGATCCGCCGGCTCTTCGTCCATCCGTCAGGATTGCCATAGGTGCCGTCCTCGTTCCGCTCCCAGATGAACCAGGCAGTATTCATGCGGCTGGACGCTTCCGGTCCCGTGTAGCCCTCACGGTGCATCATCGGCAGCCGACGCTTGAACTTGTAAATCCGGGACGGCGCGCAATCCTCCATGACGAAGTTGCGATCGTCATCGTCGAAGCCGAATTCAAAATTCGCGTTCAGCAGCAGCGCCATCTTCTGCGGCTTGTGGACGCGCAGCGCGTGGGCCACGAAGGCGTTCAATTCAGCGCCATAGGGTTGATTCGTCACGATGTCAGGCCCATCGCCGGAGGCATCGGGCTTGCTCAGCAGGAAGTCGCCAACGCTTTGCGCGTCGCCAGCTTCGGACACCGTGCCGCGATCCTCGATATCGGAGAGTAGGACGTCATAGCCCTGCCCCTCCAGCACCCGGCCGATGGCATTGAAGCCGCAAGCCGGCTCCCAGATCGTGGAGGTGAAGCTCTCATGCGCCAGAAGCGCAATCGTTGCCACGCGCGGCGTCTGGTAGAAGTTCTTGCCGCGATCCGCCTTGGACGCCGAAGCCGTGCCAATCGCCGCACGCAGGTTCGCCTTCGTCGGCAACACCCCGCCAGCAGAGAGAACGGCAATGGTGCGCGAGATGACGCCGGGGTTTCTGCTCTCCGCATCGCGCAGCTTGCGGGCATCGAGAATGACGCGCTTGTCGAGCCGGAAATCGGCCAGTTGCAAAAGGTCCTCGCCCGCGACCTTTTTCGGACGGCCGCGCGTCGCCACGATGCCAGCAGCCTGCGCCTTGTCATATTCGTTGGCGAGCGCCACCTTGGCCAGGCTGCCGATCTCCAGCGCCTCCGCCACCATGGCGTTCGTCTGGGCAATCAGCTCCTCGCTGGCTTTCATTCGGGCAGCAAAGCCATGAGCGGCTTTCGCTTCTTCATAGAGGCCTTCCGCCCGAAGCAGCGCCTCCCTGACATCACCTTTCTGCAACAGGAAGCGGGCCGAGCCGATACGGTCGGCGAGCGCGCTCATGTTGGACTGGCTGGAGGCTTCGAGGAGGGCAAGATCTGTCATCTGCCCCGCTCCGCTTCTTCAAGGATCGCGCAGACCTCGTCCTCGGACATGTCGAGCTTTGCCGCGACGCAGAAGGTCGAAAGACCCTCGACGTGATGCAGCTCCAGCACCCGCGCAAATTTGGCCCGCTTCACCAGCAGCGCCTGGCGCACCTGTTCATGCTCTTCCCGCCGCTCGATCATCGCGGCACCTCACGCGTCCAGAGCTCGGCCGCCAGCCGCGAACGCTCGCTGCATGCTCGCTCTGCGATGATCTCTTCGCCACGCGCCATGAAGATCGCCTCACAAACGAAAATGGCGCGGTGCGGCGACCACTGCGTCGGCAGTCCGGTCTCCACGCGCCCTGCGCCGCAGACCGGGCAGCTGACGCGGCCGCCAAGGAATTCGATCAGGGAGACTAGGGCGCCGCTCATCGGTCGCGCTCCCTCGCCTGCAGCTCGCGCCTCAACTCGACCCAGCGCTTTGCCATCAGCTGGCCTTGGTTGCGTGCCGCCGCCTTGGCATTGCGAAACTGTAGCTCGTCGCGCATGCGGTCGATTTTGCCGCTAACCTGACCAAGCGTCCGGTTCATCCGGAAGGCGATCTCCGCCTTGCTGCAGCCGGAAAGCCAGAGGCGACGCAGCTCCGCCACGTCGCCTTCAGGCCAGGGTGATGGAAGGTGAAGCGCAGCGGTCATGCTCCGCCTCCGACCTTGCCCTCGAAGTCGGCAAGAATGGCGCGGGTCTTGGCGATCTCATGGTGCAGCTCACGCTCTTCGAGTTGATCGATGTGACCATCGTCGAGAGCGCCATCGCCCTTGCGAACGAGGTCGGAGACGCGCGCCTGAAGGGCCAGCAGATCCTTGTGGGTAAACCCGGCTTTCGGCGCCTCGGCCTCGTCGGCGACTAGCCTGTAGCCCAGCATCCGGGCCATGGCCTCGACGATCAGCGGCGCACCGGCCAGCCGGTCGATCTCGAGCGCGACGTCGAGCGGCAGGAAGTCTTCCGTCTCGCGATTGATGCAGATGCTGATACGGCCCTCGGAAATCCGGCTCATCGCCGTGATCTGCTTTGCCGGTCCGCAAACATGCACGGCAGCCCGGCAGGCCGTCTTCAGGGCGTTTCGCTCGTGATCGGTGGAAATACGCATGGCCTGCCCCATTGGACGTCAACAAAAAAGACAAAGGTTTTCTTTCGTCGCCGGGGCCTCCGGCGGCGTGTATCGCTGATCGGGATTCGAAGAACTCAGGTCACGGAGGACCACATGCAGAATAGAAAAAGCCCGGAGCGGACCGCGCATCCGATGAGGTCCGCCACCCGCGACGGCAAAGCCGCGCAGATCGGGGAAGCGCGGCGCTCCGGGCAGTTGGCGCGGCTGACTGAAGAGATCCGCGCACCAGGGAGAGGTTCAAGCTGCTGCGAAGATGGTTCGTCCGATGGCGGCGGCGGGCCACCCCCGCAGCAGCCTTGCAGCCGGCCCCATCACAAGACCGGACGAGTTCGCCTGCCAGGCGGGCAAGGATTGGATGATACAAGCCAACCCGGCAGGCGACGGGCGAAAGCCCGAGGAGTGAGAGGCGCGCGCTCATTCGGCAGCCTCCAATTCAACGGCGACCAGTTCAGCCAAGCGGCGATAGTCGACGCCCTCGATACCGCGACGCGCCGCCGCATCCACCGTGCGAACCCAATAACCCGGAGGTATCGAGCCACGACGGCGCATTGCCTTAGCGGCTTCATATCCAACGCCAATGTCGGAAGCGAAGTCGGCAATGGTGGGCCATAGGTTGATGATCTGCGCGTGTGCCATGCTGTTAGGGTACGTATCATACCCTAAAAGTCAATCGTCATCGGTATGATTGATACCGTCTTTCTGGGTATGATCTGTAACATGTTGAAACTGAACGAGCAAAACGAGAAAGATGCACGCGCGGAGCGCCTCAAGCAGGCGCGAAAAGCGGCTGGGTTCTCCAGTGGCGAAAAAGCCGCGCAGCGCTTTGGCTGGAACGTCAACACTTACAAAGCCCATGAATCTGGTCGAAACGGCTTGGGATTAGCCGACGCCAAACGATACGCATTTGCCTTCGGCGTAGCTTTAGCATGGCTTCAGACTGGCGAAGGCGAACAACCTCAGATACGTTCGCGCGACAGCGGCCTTTCCAAGGTCGCGGCCCCAATCGGGATGATCCCAGTCACTGGCAAGGTTGCGGCGAACACTTGGCTGAGCGTTGAAGATATGGATTTTGGCTACGATGACATTGATTATGTGCCGTCAATCGGTGGTTATCCGACCGAATGGCAGTTCGCACTTGTCATCGAAGGCAACTGCCTGAACAAGATCGCACAGCATGGCGAGCGTCTTGTTTGCCTGAATGTTATTGCCGCGCAGGTTGAAATTGCCGAAGGCGATCTTGCCGTTGTCGAGCGTCGCAGGTTCGGCGGCCAGATGATCGAGCGCACCGCTAAGCGCGTTAAGCTTGCCGCCGATGGATTCGAACTCTGGCCAGAAAGCACTGACCCACAGCACCAGGAGCCGATCCGCCTCTACCGCGCCGCTGAGGATGAAGAGGTTCAGGTCATCGGCAAAGTCTTGTGGATCGTGCGCAAACCTTAACCACCGAATCAGGCCCGTTTTGACAGTAAGCCGATGCTGAGAAGCGTCGGCTTTTCCGTGCGCGCATTTCATTAGGTATTTTTTGTACCTAAAGGGCTTGACGGATTAAGGTACGATACGTACCCTTCGACCATCCGCAGCCCTCCTCC